GATATTTGAGCGTGTCTCACAATCCTTTTACCGCCACGCATTTCTATCTGTCCTAAGTCTCCACTTTCTTCTCCGTCCCAGTAAACTGTTCCAGTGAGATGATAGCCTTTATCGTCTAGTACAGCTTTCTGTATGTATTCTATCCATTCTATATAGTCATAGAACTTCTCTCCACCATCCCATTCAATAGCTGTACCGTCTTCGTTTGGTATCCATTGACACCATAGGCTTGGCTGTGTTCTGGGAGGTCTGTTACCATCAGTAACTGTTTCGTCTTCGTTTTGACCGAATGGATCATCTTCAGTTGCTGCGTCTACATAGAACTCGCCTTGAACTCCGTACTTAGGATCCATTCTCCTTTTCATTCTTCTAGTACTTGCTAGTTTAGTTAGAAACTCATGAGTCTCTTTATCTAGCGGTCTATTTAGATTGAATTGTCCATGAAACTCTGTGTGATAACCCATTATTTCACGTTCCTTCCAAGAGCTGCCCACATGAGTTCTGGGGTAAGTCTCTTTATGTTATGCAACTCGCATCTGTTAGCCATTCTTCTAACAAGTGCCTTTAGTTCGTATTCTATACTTTCTAAAGATCCTTTACCTAACTGAACTCCTACATTTGAAAATTCAGCTCTGATCTGTTTGTTTGTCATGTTTATCCCCTTCTTTTATTCCAAGATGGTCTTTGATATCATCTATTCCTTTTCTTATGGAAATGTTTGTTATGATAAATGTGATGCAGGTTATTGCAAATACGCACATCATCAGCCACCAAGCATTAGCTTCGGTGTTAGTAAACATTTCCCATGCATACCATTCTACTGTTTCAGTCATATTGTTTCCTTTCTTTATTTAACACTCAGGATCTTTTTGAATACCTTTCTTTTTAGGAAGGATGTAACATCCTTTTTCACAGTCCCATTCTGGGTAATGTTGTGCACCAACAGGTTCTCCAGTTGGATTAGCCATTGAATAGGGAGGTCCATAGTCCTGTACTTTATTATACTCATCAGCCGTTGTAGGCTCTGTGTCATCTTCTTCGAGACAGTCGTAACACATACGCTCATCTGTGTCCATTTTTGTTTCGTGAAATTTAAATTCACATTTAATACAGGTAAACTCCATTACTCGTCCTCCAATATATGATTCAATGCTTGACGAGCGATCTCTTTAAGAGTACCGCTGTCAGCATGTGTTGTTATTATTGTATCCAAAGCGTCTATAAGCAATTGGATCTTTTTCCATAATATCTCTTCAGTCACTTCTAGTTCTGGCACATCGGGCATATTGCTTTCTCCTTTCCGTATGCAGGAAAATCCTTATACATGTTTAAGTATACTTTTCTTTTACGTGATTTGTTATTAATGCCACGCTGCTCTTTATATGTTTCCCAGCATTTATTGCATCTTGGACAATGCTTTATTTTTTTATCTGCTTTACGACAGTCTTGTATCCAATAGTTTCTATCTGATCGTAATTGACGGATGTTATGTTTATTAATAATCCTTCCCATAAAGTCTTTGATACTCGACCCCATCAATAACCTCCTTAATTTGATTAATAATTATATCTACTGTTTCTACATCAGACGTTTCAATTCTATAGCCCTTTTTAGCCATTTTTATAAGCTTGCTAATAATATCTAAAAGTTCTTTAATTTCTTTTGCATTCATAGTGACTCCTACATTGCTTTGATATGCACTAAAACAGGGGATAGTTTTAGCCAACCGTCCCCTGTTTATCATTTGTCAGCCTTCCACACATACTATGTGTTAAAAAGCCTACCCCGTCAACATCTTTAAGATGTTCAACAAGTCTTTGTATCTGATAACGACATAAGCATCTTTATCGCCATCTTCTCTTAATATCTGCCCATCTACGTGTTCACATGGCTTTAGGTAGTCAGCTATAGCTTTTCTAGCCTTGACTTGGAACTTCAGTTTGCCTTCAAAGAAACCATTAGTTTCTATTACCATGTCTACTTCTTCATGCCAGCCCAGTGATCTGCCGTCAGATCCCCATGCTCTGCGTGATTTGAATCCATAGCCTTGTGCTAAATTAACGCACTCTCTTTCAATTCTATTACCTTTTTGTTTTGGTGCTTTGCCACTCATTTTGTGCTCCGATCTGTTTTATTCCCTGATATTTGTTCCTGACTTTGCATTCCCAGAAGATTCCATATCTTACCTATATAATGCCTGCCGGAACTGCTTAAACGATCATAATCAGAGCTTTCAAGATTTGCTAAGTTTTCTATTAACTCTCTCATTCTTTTGTTTTTTGGCATTGGATATACCTTTACTCCGGGTACTTCTTTCATTTTATACTCTTATTGGTTCATATTTATTTAAAGCAGTTTTTATAACTGTTGATAATTCTCTATTTCTGTTTCGTTTTTCTATAGGAGTATCAATATATAATTCTCCTATAAATATAGATTCATTTGTAGAGCTATTTGTAACATATATTTCACAACCGCTTTTTCTGTATTCAATGATCCAATTTACTTTATTATACTTTTTTTTCATCTAAACCACCTGTTCTTTATTGTGAATGAAGTGAATAACTCCAATTTGGTTATTCCTATTTGTATAATGATACTATCGCCTTCAAATGAAGAGTATCCTACACTTAATAGGAATGTTCTTAACAGTATGATCTTATATTGTCTTAGTATACTATTTTTGTAGTTCTTTTCCGTTGTTGTCGTTCTGATCAAAGGGATACCTAGAAGGGTCCATGATCTTCCTTTCTTCATAGTTATATTCCTGTTTTTTAAAATTCATATGCACTATTTTACCGTCATCATGTACTTCTACTTGAGTATCATGCCCCTCTATGCTGTGAATTTGGTTATCTATTACTTTAACTACTATCTTTCCCATGTTTTGCTCCTAGTATGTGGAGAGAGGGCACAAATAAAGGAATCTGTGCCCATCTCTTAGTTGCGTTTATCAAAACTGAATGTTTCCCAGTTATAATTAACTGTGAGCTTGAAATGAGAATCATCTCTTGCTTTCAACGATTCTATAATTCTGATCTTACTTCCTTCAAGACCTTCAAAACTTATGTACTGATCGGACTTCTGTTCAATAGCACTATTTCCTTTACCGCTATGAACGTCCAAACGCTGTCCTTCCCTGATTCTATAAGATGCACTTTTAGAAATGTGATGTACCGCTATGATCATTACATCTTCACTAATTGCAATGTCTTTTAGACTATTAGCTATTATCTCCTGTCTTGCGAAATCGTCTTTACCAGCATACTTAGCTGGTACTCGATCTATAGTATCAACTACAACTATTTTAGCTTCATTGTCTGAAATAAATCCTGCCAGATTTTGTATGTCTGGACAAGAGCATTTTAGTTTTATGTGTGATATAGAATCAAGCCCGTCCTTTACAATCCTAGGATCTAGATTTTTAGCACCGCTAAGAATTTGATTTTCTGTCATTCTTAACGATGCTTGAAGAAATCTTCTGATCATGGTGTCTTCTTCTACTTCTAATGAAAGGAACAATGTTTTGATCTTTCTTAATTTTGTAACCAAGTATTGTACAAAAGCTGTCTTGCCCAAACCAGTATCACCTATAAGAGTTATAAGCTGACCTGTTTTGAACATATGACTTACTGGTAAGAATGGGAATACTTCCTGTAGATTAAACGATCTGTCTGTGAAATCAGAGTTTACATTTTCAATAAGTTTATTGATCATATCTTCTGCATTCATCACTCCAGATGTTTCATCCAGATTCTTATATCGAAATAGTATACATTTGCTATCACAATAAGGCTGCAGTGTTTCATGATTGCATCCATAATTGTAATCGCTCTTGAATACATCTGATACAACTTTGCTTGTCTCTTCAGCAGGTAGAGGTTTCTCTACCTTAGCCATATATGACCTTGCAAGGTTATCGCATCCATGTTTGTCTAAACCCCATTTCTTACGCCATATACTGGCTAATGCAAGAAGATGTTTGTGTCTATGCTTAGGAACATACCCTGCATTATAAATGTGTTGTGCACATGTAATATATCTGCTGGTCTGTCCTTTAGCATTATCAAACACTTTACGTACTTCTTCTGTGTTCTTGCGGCTCATATCTATAGGATCTAAGCCTTCGATCTTTTCGTGTTTGATCTTAGATGGTGTTTCATGACCACCCATTTTCTTAGCACTTTCAGCTATTGTCTGATAAGAAAAGTTAGCTAAATCTGGAATCGGTACAGGTATCTTGTACAGTTTTGATTTTTGATTGTATGACCACCCAGCTCGTATTAAGCGTCTGGAGTCATAGATCAGATCTATATATTCACCCCAGTCTCTCTGCATAGTAGCACGAACCTGTTTGGCAATGTTAGCTGATGGCTCAAAGCCGTAAACATTGCCTAAGTGAATGTGAAAGCCAGTTCCAGAGAACCATATCTGATAATGCTGTCCATATTCAATGCCCTTATTATGCATAGCATCGCATATGTCGAATACTGCCGTAACAGTTAATTCATCTCCATTGGTTTTATCTTTCACATAGTCTATATCTACTACAATCTTATCTACTGCCTGTATACCGTTAAATCCAGTTACTGTGTTATTCTCTGCTACGAATGCAACAATATCAGGTGAGTATAGAAACATACTGCGGTAGATTTCTCCACCTGCATTCAGCTTTGCAACTTCAGAAAAGTCTTCTAATCTGCATAGCTGGTTTCTATTACTTACACTGCCTGTTGCATATTCTAAATACCAATCTTGCTTTTCCATTGTAACTCCTACGTTTTAGTACAAGGGACATGACTTTTCGGCTGGGCAGATACGTCTTTGCCTAGAGTCTCGCTTACCACCCAACCTGTTGGTGTTACCACTTATTATTCATGCCCCTGTACTTTTACCACTCAACCAAATACTAAATATCTACATCAAAATCAGCAGTTTCCTTTTCAGGTTCTGCAGTTTTTGTTGATTGATTATTAGTATTATTCCCATAATCAAAATCGGTTGATGCATCATCTGAATCATAATTCTTGATGTATCCCTGTTCGACTTCTTTGAGTACTTTATTCTTTAAAGTACCTTGTAGTGCACTGGGTGGTGCTACAATAGAATATGTGTTCCAAAATGGTTTACCGTTGTTTCTAATCTTGGTAGTCTTGTAAGAGCATACCATAAATTGTTTACCAACAACTTCATCAAACCATGATTCTGGAACCGTATAGTCATCTTGCATCATGAGGCTCTTTTTGCCTGTACAGGACTCAAAGAACGCTCTTACTTTGAATGCAGATCCCCACGCTTTCTGATCGGTTATTGGCAGATCACGTTTTAGCATTCCAAAGATCTCTAGTTTCTTATCCCAACTCTGTCCATCGTTATATGTAACAGTTAAGAACATGTCAAAGCATGGGTTCCATTTACCCCATTCTCTCTCTGCATCATATTCTATAGATACAGATTTAACTGTTCCTATTGATTCACTAATTGCTGGCATTATGCAGCCTCCTTTTGTTCTTTTATTTGTATTTGAATTTTCTCTATAGCAGCATCAGCTTGTTCTTCAGTAGGGTTCTTATCTATGAAGGATCTCACTTTCTTAGCTTTATCTTTATCTGTTTTGTTAAATACAGGATTTCTGCTTAGTCTTTCCAGTTTAACATTCTGATCTACTGTAATATGACCTTTAACAGGTTTTTGTCCATTGATCAGTGTTTCTTCACGGTTATCCATACTGTCTGCATCTTTAGTATCGTCAATTGCAAATAGACCGTTACAGGCATATTTACGTGCATAAGATGATGTAGCTCCAGTAATCTGGCTATCGTCCATACCTTTCTTAGTTACAGACTCTCTAGCCCATCCCCTTACAGATATAGAGTCATTGCCATCACTAAATGTTGCTGTTGCCTTGATATAGTTGAATCCATTGATACATACAATTTCATCGTCTACAGTTAGAAAGCAACCTAATTCATTGAGTAGTGGTTTCACACCTTCAAAGATATCTGCAAGATTGCGATAGTTATAGTTTCCGAAATTGTTTCTGTGACCTTTCTCTACTTTAAGAGATGTCTGAACAATATTCAGTTTTTGAAATACATTCAGTTCTTTCATGTATTTATTTCCTTTCTGTTTTGTTATTTAAACCGTAGGGTGGGAAGGTCGGATTACTGAGCTGTGCACTAGCGTTCATCCTAGTGTCCCCACCTTTGTTGGTTTCTTAAGTTATGCTGTGGTATTGCAATACCATCGTACTGGTTCCTGTAGTCGTTAACAAGACATGCCATTAGTTGACGAGCTGGTTTCCTATGTAATATCATATGATACCACAGCTAAAATTTTCTGATTGAGCTGTTACATTGCTCGAGCAAGTGGTCACTCTTTTAAGAGGGTTTACAACCCCACGGCTGTCGTTCTGCTATGCAAAACCGCTTTGTACCTATTTCACCCAATCAATTGAAGGGGCAACAAGCGACATATCAGTCTAAGCCCGTTGCCCCCCTTGTACAGGTGTGCCGTAGCCCTTGCTGTCATTGTCACGGCTTTTTTGGATATCCTCTAAGTTCTAACTCCACCTGCATAAATAAAGGAAGCAGTACGATCTCTGATAGGCTTGCGGAGTCCATAAGAGATGAAGTGTGTGCTGTACCGCTTCCTTTGAGGTTATGAATAGTAGACAGGTCCAGCTTCAGTATGATAACTGTTAGAAAACTGTTCAGCTACTTTGTAAGCTGTGACTTTGTAGTCATAAGGCTTACCAAATTGTGTAGCTTGTACCCAGTCTTTGTACTGTTTGTCATGTGTATAGTATTCAGTCACGGCATTGTAGGCATCCCATAGAGTTTTGCCTTTATTACCCTGTCCCTTACGATACAGATGTACCAATCTATCATATACTGGCTTTGCAGTATTTCTAACGAATATTCCTTTTTCTGGAATACTCTCTTTGTTTCTGTTCTTCAAGAATGGTATAACTGTTTCCAGATAAAGATTTAATGTATGATCATTAAGTTCTATATCCTGAAACCTGTTCATACTTTCTATTGCTTTAGCAAAGTTACCTTCACTTTCAGCTATAGTTTCTTTCAGATTCATTACACGCTGCTTAATGCTGCTTGTATGTTTTAAGCTGTACTCGAAAGTGCCTTTTTTACTTAGAGCATAATCAAGTGTATTATAACACACAATACGGATCATTGTATCTCTAAAGCAATTGCCAGTGCTGCCGTCATGTGATGTGAACATAAATACGTAACGATTTATCTTATCATCACCTACGGTGTACTGATCCGGTGCTTTAGCAAGAACCCAGATCTTTTTACCTTTTTGAACTGCTCCAGCAGTTTCAATACTGAATCCCATGTCAAGCATAGGTTCAAATGGTTCAAAAGCATCTCTGTTCTGCAGGATCTCGTAGCGTCCTGAAACATTCCCAAGAGGCTCGTTTCTGTCAGTTCTGTATGTTACATAGTGACCAGTTTCTTTCTCAACACCTGAAAATCTAAGAAAGTTCCTACCTATATTTTGTTTAAAATAAGTAGGTGCTTTCTTAACTTCCCAGTTAAGACCTGCTAGTTCTATAGCATCTTTGATGGTGGGAGCATCTTTTACCATGACACCTTGTTTGTGCCAAGGCATTTCTCCTACATACATCATAGTATCAACATAATCAGGCATTTTTATTCTCCTTTGTAAAGTTATAGCTTGGTATTGTCCAGATGTATTCATCTCTGCCGTAATAACCTCTACGTTTCTTTCTGGTTTTGAAAAGCTTACCTTCATTAGTTAGATCTGTTATACTTCTCCTTATAGAAGTAATGGGTACATTTCCAACATTGTTACTGCTGAACCATACCCATACTTCTGATGGTGAGGCTATGACATGCTCATGAAAGTAGTTTAATATCATCTGATCCTGTGTATCAGCCTTAGAATGATATTTTTTAAGATCTTTCTCTTCTTTTGTAGTATTGTAATACGACATTTATTATTCCGTTTCCCACACTACATTAATCTTCTTCTTTTGCTCTATACATCCAGTAAGTAGATCAATTGGTATGAATGTTACTAAAGCATTTTTAAGCTTAAAGCAGCTATCAACATTTAAGAGATAGTATGCTAACGCTTTCATGTGAGCTTTAGTTCTTTCGTTTGTGTACTTACGGTACATACCCATAACATTCTGATATGTTGATGCAGATCTATTCTTCTTAATCAACTGCCTGAACATTCCTCTGGAAAACTCAGGTCCAAGGTATTCTTCCAGTTTCTTTATTCTAAACAGATGCTTTTCAGGTATATCTCTTCCCTGTGTATACATCCATAGCCATTGGCTACCGCCAATCATC